TTGACGACTATAAGTTGAACATGATCGAAGTGTTCGCTTAAATATTTTAGTTGAGCATCAAAATTAAATCACTGGCAGCAACCAAACTTGCTGATTCGTCTCTAGAACAAGGTTACTTGTATAAAGACATCGCATTTGATTTGAAGCCTGCCGTGTCTCGCAACGCTCAACTCAATAGAAACGAATATCTAAGAGATGTTCAAGCTTTCTATGACCTTGAAGCCGTCAAAAACAGCATCGTCAACTGTTTCTTAACCTCTCCGGGTCAGAAAATACTCAGTCCTCTCTTCGGAATCGATTTGAGACGCTTCCTATTCGAAGGAATCGATGATTTCACGTCTGATATCATTCAAGAAACCATTGAAAGAAAGCTTCCTCGCATGGAACCTCGTATCACAGTGAAAAATGTGACTGTAGAAGCTGACGAAGACGCAAACCAATATAACATATCGCTCCAGATCGACGTTCCATCATTGGATATCTACGGTGTGTCGATCAAATCCGAATTGAATACCACTGGATATACAATTCTCTAACCTTAAATACTCAAAATGAGCGATAATCAGAATCTAGAATACAATCTTCCTCAGAATGCATACGTCAACTTTGATGCTGTGAGTCTGAGAGATTTCATTATTCAAAGACTGAATACAAATGCTGTCTTTACTGACCAGAACTATGAAGGTTCTAACTTGGCAGCATTCAATGATATCATCGCTTATAGCTATCACGTTCTTCTATTCTATTTGAACCAAACGGCTTCGGAGAGTTTGTTCACTCAAGCCAGCTTGTATGAGAACATGAACCGTATCGTCAAGCTGATTGGTTACAAACCAACAGGAAAGCAGACGAGTTTGGTTCCAATGGCATGTGTTTCCAGTGCTGCTCTATCTCCGGGTTCATATCTATTGAGAAAGTATAGTTACTTCTTGATCGATAACATCCAATACACTCTATTGAATGACTTTCCTTTCGAGAAAGTGACATCTGCATCTGAAACGATTGATGCTATTGGGCAAAATATGATCCTTAGCCAAGGAACAGTTGGAGAATATCCACTATACAACGCAGAAAGCGTTGAGTTTGAATCGTTTCCTATTGTAGTGGACAATTTGGTTGATGGAAATGACACTAGATTCATTTCTCATGGAAGTATCAGCGTCTATGTTAAGGAGTCCGATAGTGATATCTGGTTTGAATACTCTGAAGTTGATAGCTTGTATCTTACATCAGGCACATCCAAAACATACGAGCTTCGTCTGAACGAAAACGGTAACTACGAGGTTAAGTTCGGCAATGATACTTTTGGAAGAAAGCTCCAACTTGGAGACCAAGTTGCGGTTTACTATATCCTATCCAACGGTGACAAAGGTATCATCAGTAAGAACACCATCAACGGTAACAAGATTTTCAACTTTGCATCTCGCCAATTTGATGAGATCTACGATCAGACATCTACAGCTAGCAACTCAGAACTAATCACTCTTGCTAGTAGTGGTGCATTGAACTTCTCCAACACATCTAACTCAACGATCATTCAATCTGCGGAAACTGTTGAAGAAATCAAGAATAATGCTCCATTCTTGATTGCAGCACAACTTCGCTTGGTGACTGAGAATGACTATGAAGTGTTCCTGAAGAAGACGATCCCTAACATCATCAACTCTGTCAAGGTTGTCAACAACGAGTCATACATCAACGAATACATCAACTACTTCTACAGAATTTGTATCGATCCCAACAAGGTGAATCGTGTCATTCTCAACCAAGTGAACTTTGCTGACTCTTGTGACTTCAATAACATCAACGTGTTCTGTGTTCCTAAGTTTACACTATCAACCGACGCATCCTATCCCGATTTCATCAGTGAGAGCTTCAAGAACCTTATCATCGACTTGACTAAGGAGAAGAAGATGATCTCCAACGAAGTTGTTCCCCGTGATCCTGTCTATATCGCATTCGATCTAGGCTTTGACAACGGAAACGCATCTAAAGAGGCATATGATAATACGAAGTTCGTTATTGTTCGTGAAACCAAGAATAAAATCAACAAAGAGACACTAAAGAAGCGAGTTCGTGATCTTATTGTCGATTTCTTCGATTCTGGTAACAATGGTCTAGGCCAAAAACTCGATATCACATCTCTTACTACATCTATCTTGAGTCTGGAAGGAATTAAATCGATTCGCACAGTCAATACTAAGACTAATGCTGGATACAACGGTATCAGCTTCGTATCTTGGAACCCACTTTACGAAAATGTTGACGAAGATTTCGTGAATCAGACCACTACACTTCCATTTTTCAAATTCCCATACTTCTATAGACCCAATGCGCTCATAAATAAAATTGAAGTCACTGATGAATAATGAGCGATCTACTTACGACCTATACAACATTTAGCGCAATTGACTACAAAGGCCAAAACGTCTTAAGTTCATTTGCGCTATCTGCAACGCCCTTTTCATTTGTAGCTGATCTTCCTGAAGGAAGTCAAAATAAAGTTCTCTGGAGTTTCGGAGACGGAACCACATCCAGTTCTGTCAGTGCGGTTAAGAGCTACACTTATCCCGGAGAATACACAGTCAACCTATTCATCTATGACTGTTTCGGTAATGTCCGTGTGTCTTCCTACTCTCAAGTTGTAACGATTCTCGATTTGTTTCCTCTGACATTCAGAATCGAACAGGAAACAGGAGTAACATATGACTCTTTGACCGCAATCAACGGTCGAATGACCGGCCCTTTGATCTTTAAGACTCAATACCCTTACTATCAAAAGCCAATTGATATTTTCTACAACATAAATGTTACTGGAGAGACAAGCTACTTCAATATCAGTGCAGAACCATATGCACATCTTCACAGATACAATTCAATGTTTCAGAAGACTTATAACTATTATTTGTCTTCTTTTCAATATGAAGAAATTGATAGAATCACAACAGTAAACACTAAAGTCTTCGGAAAATTGACTGACTCTGGTATTTCCATCTGCCCTGAAACCGACACAGATTCATTCTTCATTGGTATTTCAGGAGAAAAGGTCGCATACCTTAAGACAGACGTGAGTTATTCTCAGGGACTAGTGAAATTCAAGTATGACAACACTGAACTCTACTCTCCATTTGATTATGATGATGAGTATGTGTCTCATTTCAACAACCTAGGAATCATATTAAGTGCTCAAGGAGTCGAAAACGTAAACATCAGTGCTGTGTCCATCACATCCAATGGTCTTGATGGTGAAGGTTATCATATCACATCATTTGATATTGCTCCGATCAAGTTCGAAAATGTTCGCATTCCGTTTGTGACTAAGGTGAAGGATGTCTCTGGATTCTCTCACAAGTCAAATGATGTCCAAACTGTTTCATATTTCGTATTGACTGGAACAGGTTTAGTAAATCCATATTACTATACTCTGTCATCTTTAGCTTACACGATATCTTCTTTCTCTCATTATGGATCTACAAGAGCATACGTTAAGTTCAAGAATTTGACCACATCATTGTCGAACGTATCTATCAGTGCGAATGTTTACACTATCTACTCCAATAACGACGGAATTAGTATTACAGTTGGTGGTCAATCATCCAAGTTTTCTGTCTTCAAAGACAAGTATTACGACATCTACAAGAAAAATGAAGACTTCAGTGCAGAGGACACCTTCAAGAATCTTCGATTTCAAGAGTTCTTACTTGATAAGAATGTTTTGTTCGAGGATTACCTTGGAACTATCTTCGGTGGAGTCAGTTCTACCTACGATACTCTAGGCAAAAAAATCTACGAAAAGATTGCAAACTTTGTTGAAAATAATGTTGATATTGACCGTGACGAAATCTACTCATTGATCTCCCAAATGGAAATGATGAATAACGATACGAACGTATATGATAGCACTCTCATGAATTATCCTGAGAAGGTGAAACGAATTCTGAACTTCGCGTCCATTTCCAGAAACAGGTTGATGGGAACACCAAACAAATTCCGCGAAAACTTCGATCCAAAAGGTCACACACAGAAAGACGAGTTTGGAATCAACCTCGGAGACCAGATCAACACAGACACCTACATGATTACAGCAGGAGTGCCCATCGTGGCGCTAGAAAAGTTCAGTGGCGACTACACCCTATTGAACACTTTCCAACCTGTGTGTGCGGTTTCTACTGATATGTTCAAGCTTTCGTCATACACAGGCGATTGGGGTTGGCCTTTGGTTCTTCCAACTGACTTCACATACAGAGATTTCCCAAAATACTACTACTTCTTTGAGTATGTGGATCAATTCGATAATAGAAACACCAACTTCACTATCGATTTCGCAAACCCAATGACACGATTGCTGTCCAGCACATCTAATGATGAGCTATTCAGACGCGATGGAGTGTTTGAAAATATGATTGCCAACACATTATACGATTCCCTTTCTTTGTTTGAGGTCTAAATATAACAAATGGCACTCTCACTTCAACTTGGTTATCCAGATGTTCCAAAGTCTATAACCAATTCTAATGTAAAGGTTCAAAACGCTCTGGACAAAGACAGTCCGATGTCGTTTTTGACATTCATTAAGACAATTGCCGTATCATTTGAACCTGATAGTCTCCAAAACTACTATACTTACTACCTCAAGGAGTGGAATCTTAAGAGAAACAACAAGGATTCAGACAATCAGACGATCATTGTTGAGAGATATCGAGATTCCATCAAGGATATCTCCCTGAACTACAC